GGTTGCCACAAGTGGCTTGCCACAAGTGGCTTGCCACAAGTGACTATATATATAGGAGACTTGTTTTAAGTCGACTGAACTTATAGGAAAGAGAAAGAGGAAAAACAATGACTTATAAAACTCAAACAGAAACCACCAATACACCAACACAAGAGAATATTAACTTGTATGCTCGAATTGTAGAGTCGGTAGATATAGTAGATACACTAAGTAAATATACCAAATTAGAGAACACTGGCTCTTATTTTGAAGGCAAGTGCCCATTTAATGAAAAATGCGGGAAATCATTTTGTGTTAGCCGTAGCCAGAAAAGCTTTTTTTGCTTTGGATGCCACTCCCGTGGTGACGTCATTACCTTCATAGCCAGGATCGGGAATATGAATAAAGCAACTGCGGCTAGATTTCTCTCTAATTTGCAGAAATCCGAGTCTTGGAGTGATAATGGCGCAGCTATCGAATAAACACTTGCCGCTAAGTAACTTTACCAAGGCCGAACTGGAGGCAATACTAGAGGCGATGATTTTGCTTTGCCTTGATGGAGTAGCTAATCCTAAGACCAAGGGCTTTAGCATGGATAAACTACAACATGTTACTAATATAGAGAGACAAACACCGGTAGCATTCCAAGAACGGTTCTTCCTTTTGATGGATATCTTAGAGCCTGCCCAGAATTATGCCCGGCTATTTATACGAAGAAAACATCCCGATATAGATTTTCTATTCAATTTATGGCTTAATCTCTATAATAACGAAGTATAGAACCCGACGCGTCCATTAGCCCGATATCATACAAGAGGGATTGCGGTTTGCACAAGATGGCTAGCTTTTGATAATTTCTTTTCGGATCTTGGAAAGAGACCAGCCAGTTTACAAATAGATAGAATAGATAATAACGGTAATTATGAGCCTAGTAATTGTAAATGGTCTACGCGTCGCGAACAAATGGCCAACCGAAGAAATATTAAAAAGGAGATCAAATAATGTTGTTCCCTAATTTTGGGCCAGAATATTATGATGAAAAAGATAAAAGCATGATCGCTAAGATGTCTGCCTTTTATGCTGAGTCTATTTCTATTAATCAAAGTTTTTGGGCTGAGGCAGATACCGATACTAGATTCTTTGCAGGTGATCAGACTTTATGGAATGACTTATATGCTAACCTACCAGCTAATCGTCGTCGTCAGTTCAATTTTAACCGCATTAGACGTGTAATTAATATGATCTCTGGTTACCAACGCCGTAACCGCAAATCAACAATATGTGTTCCTGTTGAGAATGGTGACGAAGAGACGGCGGATCAGTTCACTAAAGTATTTATGTGGCTTAACCAACAAGAAGGCATTCTTGAGACTATATCTGATTCATATGAAGGGGCCCTTGTTGCTGGGATGAACTTGCTGCAAGTCTGGGTCGATTATAGATCTGACCCAGTATCGGGCAACATTAAAGTAGACAATTGTAGTTACAACTCATTCCTCATCGATCCGTTCTTCCGTAAACACGACTTATCAGATTGTAATGCCATATGGAAGAGATCGTTCCTTACGAAACGAGAAGCTTGTTCATTGATGCCTGGCCATGACGAGGAAATACTTTCTATGACGGGCGACTCTCAGCGTGATGGTAAGTTCCAGTTCATGCCCGAGACTTATAACTATGGCATGAAGAACCTCGTTACCTATGATGAATATTACTATCGTACCTATAGACCACAGAAGATGTTAGTTGATACACAGACCGGACAAGTCATGGAATGGAAGCATCCAGATGAAGATGGGCTTAAGAAGTTTTTGCAGACCTATCCACAAATGACTTCTATCATGCAAGATATACCGACAGTGAATGTAGCAATCGTTGTTTCTGGGAAAGTGCTTTATGACGGACAGAATCCTATGGGAATTGATAGTTATCCTTTCGTGCCTGTTATGGCTTATTACACGCCAGAAATCCCTTATTACCCATGGAGAATTCAAGGCGTTGTTCGTGGTCTTCGTGATGCTCAGTATCTTTATAATCGCCGTAAAATCATCGAGTTGGATATTTTTGAGTCTCAGATCAACTCTGGTTTTAAATACAAAGAAGACTCCTTGGTTAATCCGAAGGACATTTTTTTATCGGGTCAAGGACGTGGATTAGCGCTCAAAGCCGAAGCACAGATGTCTGATGTTGAACAGATCCAAGCCCCACAAGTTCCACCATCTATGATGCAATTATCAGAATCCTTAGCGGGCGAGATTCAACAAATCTCTGGAGTTTCCGAAGAAATGTTAGGTTCGGCAGTTGATGAGAAGGCTGGTATCTTGGCCATGCTTAGACAAGGTGCTGGTCTGACTACCCTTCAAGGACTCTTCGATAAATTAGATAGATCGCAAAAGCTTTTGGGGAAAATTATCCTCGAGGTTATCCAAAATAATTTCACTCCAGGCAAGGTCTCTCAAATTCTTGAAGGAAAAGAACCATCACAGCAATTCTATAATAAAGCTTTTGGAAAATATGACGCTTCTGTAGAGGAAGGCCTTAATACAACTAATCAACGCCAGATGCAACTCTTACAGCTTTTACAACTTAAGGAGGTTGGAGTTCCTATACCCGATGATGTCTTGCTTGAAGCGTGTACGGTCCAGAACAAAAAAGAACTCATGCAAAAGATTAATGATGCTCGTCAGAAACAAGAACAGGCAGCACAGGCTCAACAGCAGGCCCAGGTTGAACAATTACAAGCACAGGCTGAACTTTCTCGATCTCGCAGTATGGCTGATCAGGGACTTGGTCTTGAACGTTTAAGCCGTATTCAAGAAAACAAAGCGCTAGCAGTCGAACGTCTTGCTGCTGCTGCCAAAGACGAAGATGCGGCTACTCTAGATATGATAAAGGCCATTAAGGAAATAGAAGGCATAGACTTTGCTCATATAGAACAATTACTATCAATGTTAAGCATAGTTAAACAACATGAGCAAGGAGCAGCGAATAAAGTTCAACTCCAGGTTCAAGAGCCTCAGGCTCAACTACAACCCCAACAAGGAAACATATGAAGACTTCGCAAGCATTATGTGTGCTTGGTGTAGTACTTTTGTGTTTATGCTCGTGTTGTAAAAAGAAACAAGGCAAGATAAAGAAAATAGATTGGGCTAAGACTCATTTAGCTGATATTGTTGAGACTAGCTTAGATGATAAGTTGGAATGTAATATGCAGCAAATTGAAGAAGAAGATGAATTTTGGTGTGGCAGATAAGGAGAACTCAGTGAAAGCAACAAAGAAGATTTCCAAAGTAGAAAAAGCTTACGAAGCTGAAGAGAAGCGTCATCACAAATCAGAAGAGGCTGAAGAAGCCAAGCACGAGAAACGTGAGAAAAAGGACATTAAGAAGATAGTTAAAATCAAGGCACATGTGCCAAAGACACACGTGTCAAAGAAATCTAAATAATCTATCTATGTGGACCAATAAGGTCCGGTGGTTAGAGGGCCCTGTAATGGGGCATAATCCTTGAGGCGGGGTCTAAGACCCACAGGGTCTAAGACCCACAGGGTCTAAGACCCAAAGAGCCTCAGTAACCGGAGAAGATAATGGCAAGACATCATTCAGAAGTAAAGCATGTTAAGCACAGCAGCAAACATGCTGGTCATGAAGGCGCTTATGAAGGCGTAGATCAACGTCGTAAGCAAGAAGCAGAAGATTCATCCCTTTTTGGTGGATCCCATGCCAAGTATCATGCTAATATGCCAACAGAAGTAATTTTTAAGACCGTTGGACAACCACATCTTGGTATGCCCGAAGACCTTGACGATACAATGAAGGGCGTTGACCGACAAATTAACACAGATGAATCAGATCTGCATAAACACCTTCATCCAAAGAAGGTATAACCACCTGAAAGGGTAAGATGCCTATAATGTTGCGTACTGATCCTAAATTTCAAAAGATGGTTGATAAAATCTTTGGCCGAAAGCCAATCAAGCATTCAGAGCATCCTGATCTTGATAATAAAAGCACCAAAGAGAAGAAATTGACCTACGAAGAAACCATTAGGGTACGGTAACTAGTATAGTGATTTACCTCATAGGTAGGCGACTTGTTGTGTTTACGAGTCGCCTACCGCTAAATAGGAGATGTGATGGCAAAGAAAGCAAAGAAAGAGAAAAACAAGACTAAGTCCACTGGGTATGACGAAACCTGCTATTAATAGGAGAAAGATGGCTGCAAAGACACCTGTGTCTAAAAAGAAAAGCAAAGTTGAAGTTGTAATGCATGAGATGAAGGAAGGCAAGTTGCACTCTGGTTCTAAAAAAGGGCCCGTTGTTACAAATCCTAAACAAGGGATTGCAATAGCTTTATCGGAGGCTAGAAAAGCCGGAGAGAATATTAAGCCTGCAAAGAAGCCTATGAAGAAGAAGAAAAAAAAATAGTATCCACACAAGTGTGGACCACACCTGTGTGGCCTCCCTCGATTTTCCTTTGGATGAGACAAGTGATAGATAGAGTGAAGAATTTCTTTAAAAAATTGAATAAAGATGACTAAGAAACACGATAATCGCGGTGGACAAACCCGAGATACGGTTGGGAAGATCTCTACTGACCTACTGGCCAAAACACCCTATAGTAATGACCCCATTGAGATTGAACGTGCACTACATAAAGACTACGTAAAAGAAGTCACTGCATGTATAGAGACAAACAAAAACCAACTTGTTGGTGATTTTTTTGTTGTAGTGCTTACCAAAAAAGAGAGCTTGATGGAAAACGTACTCCGTCATTACTTTTTTGCACGGCAATCTTGCCCAACCCCAGATTATGACCAGACGGTTTACCATTATCACCGAGAAAAGGACGATATAGAGTTTTTATGGGTAATTCCTTCAAAAGAAGCGTGCCTTACCTTTTTGGAGCAGTCTTCATCAATAGCCCCAGAAGAATGGGGCCTGCTCTATTTCGTTCTCAAGTTTGCTGATGGTACGCTTTTTAAACAAGCAAAAATTCTTAACAACGAAAAACTAGATACGCCTGAGTTAATTCAGTAAGTCCAGCGGCCTCTTAGGAGAGACAATGTTTGACGATGAAAAAATAGTAGAAGTGGTTGAAGAAGCTCAACAAGAACAATTACAACCAGAACCCACACGTGGGGAACCCACTCTTGGGGAAGAAATTTCGCCTGAACAAGCAGAACTTAATGCATCCAAGCCTTTTGCTCTTCAACAGGAGAATAGAGGTCGTCCGGTGAATTCGGAGG